TTTTTCATATGCTCTATCTCTGCCGAATGAACTGCTATTGTTTCTTGCACTTTATCTTCCATGTTAACACTCTACTTATGCGTAATAAAAATGCATCATATCTATTGTTCCAACAGTATATTTAATTGACATACCATCTACGAACAAAATACCTGCACCAGGCACTGTATAACTTTCAACACTATTATCTGTGCCAATAGTTCTTGCCTTAAATAAAGTTGTACCCGATTCTGGGGTACCATTAATCAACTCAATAACTCCTGCTGAGCCACCTGAAACTATTGAATAACCTTTTAGTCTTACTCTATCACCAAATACAGCTTGTGCTGCACCTGTAGTAGAACCTACTTTCATGTTCGCTGCAAATTGAGCTGAACTTGTTACTGATGTAATTGTTTTAAAATATTTAGAACCCGCAACTGCTTCTGCTGAACCAGTTGATGTAATGACTTCTGTTAAAGAATCTCCAAAAACATCTGTTCCAACGATAGTGTTTGTTTTAGCATTATCGCCTGTGCCAGTTGTGGTAACATTTAAAATCCTTGCACCACCTGATGCGAAACTTGCGTTTGCAAGAGTTGCAGTTGTATTAGGTCGTGCCGCTGTTACAATAAAATCATCATCTGCTGCGACTTCGTCACTTACAAAGGTTACTTGAATATCTGGATAACCTGCCATATTAATCTCCGTTAGTTATTAACTGTGGGCCCGAAGGCCCACATTAAAATTATTTATATAATGCCATAAAGGTTAATTAATGAATAATCAGTAGTTACATTAACAATCATAACTGTACCAATTACTTGTATAACATCACCTGCAGCTGGTCCAACAGCACCAGTAGCACCTAATGGTACTGCATGGTTACCTACGACTAAAGTTCCTGAAGTTAATACCACAGCTGGTCCTGAAACTGCAAACCAACCATAATAGGCTGCTGTCATGTCTATAACTGTGACACCCATTGTTGCACCTGTAGTTGTAGCAGCTTGACCAATTAAAGCACTAAGTGGGTCAGCAATTAATGTTGCTTTAGTATCATCAGATTCTAAAGCTGTTTTTAGATCATCATAACAAGTAATAATAACACTTGGGTCAGCTGAGTGGTCATGAGCAGGATGAGATTTAATCCTAAGCATTTGACCTTCACCTGTTGCATCATTTATATAAAGATATCCACCTGCATATTGATCTTCTGTAAGGTCTGTGCCAGCAGTTTCTACCGATATTGCTGTTTCACCAGCAGCCACATCAGCAGTAATCGCCAAATCAAAGTGGTGTGCAACTGATGCAGCGTGAGTTACACATTTACCTGCAGTTACTCCACTTGCACCCATTTTACCATAACGATAAGTTGTATTACCGTAAAGTAATTGACTTCCTAAAGGAAATAACTGAGTTGAGCTTTCTTCATAAGGGTCTACAGTATTTGCAGAACTTCCACCTTTTCCAACAATAAAGTCAGATGCTGCGTATCCAGTTGCTGCTGTGTATTTTAAATGAGACCCAGTTGTAGTAATCATTCTACCAGATGAATCAAACGTCATCTTGTCTGTATAAGCACCAGTAGTTGAATTTTTAGAAACGACTTTCAGACCAGATTCTGACCTGACTGTTCCGTTAAAAGTTGTATTTGCCATTTTTATATCTCCATACAAAGTTGTACTTATCTATCGTGTATGCGTCTGTTCGGGGCAGTAAGATAAGCAGTTGTTCCCGATATATAAAGTATACTCTTTTTGAAAATAAATAAAAGAAAAAAAGAGAAGACCTAGCGAGAGAGTGCCAGGTCTTCAAAATGGTGTCTAGAACTATGAAAAACTAAACACCCTCAAGTGTGCTTATTAAGCACCTTGTGATCCCCACATTCCTAGAGGGTCTGACCAACCAAATGAATATCTTTCACGAGCTTTGTATCTAACATTGCCTGTGTCAAAATCTCCATCCATAGATGTAGTCAATGATGTTCTAGTAAAATGCTTTAGACCATTTGGTACATCGGTTGTTAAGAAATAGCCATCTGTATCAGTTAAGTAATGATTGATAGCATATCCTTCAGGTATTGCACCATTGTTTTTAATTGCGTTGATGTCATTATCAGCTGTGCCTGTTCTTTGCTCAGTATCTAATAAACGGGTTGCAACGAATTGTAACGCTGGTGGAATGATTAACTTACGTGGTTTAGCAGCAATCAATAAACCTCTTTCATCAGTCCATGCAGCTATTTGAATAATTGCATTTTCTAATGATGACTCGTTTAAGTCAGCAGCTGTTGATTGGGTATTGCTGTTTGAACCGCCAGATACTAACGGATGGTCTGTAGCAAATAATACTTTGCCATCACCACCAGTGTAACTAGCCGACCAACCATTGTTTAATACGTTAGATGCTTTCACTTGTTTTGTGTTAGACATTGAACGTGCTAAAGCTTTAGTATATCTCGCAGATAAAGTGTCGTAGAGATTATCTTCGACTGCTTCTTCTGTTACTGAGAAACCTAAAGCAATGGTTTCGTGATTATACCTAGCTGTGAATGCTTCCTGTGCATTGTCATAAGCGATCGCTGATCCCTCATCCTTGACAGGTGCGTTTCCAAAACCAGCTAGTTTTGTTTCTTCTTCAAAACTACGTTCTGATGTTTCAGCTTCGTAGATTTCTTTGTGCTCTTCACCATAACGGCTGTATTCCATTCCGAATAAAGCATTAAGGCCAGGGAGCAACTCTTTTAATAACTGAGCTCTTGAAATTGCCATGATTTATTCTCCTTTAAATACCAGTTGCGTTAGTGTAAGAATGTTGAGCAATGTTAAACTTCACTAATACATCAGTATAAGTATCGCCTACTGATGAACTTGGTGAATTAACAAAACCAACGACTCTAAAGCCCTGTGTGGTTGTTGCTACTGTAGCATCCAATGCTGTAGTAGAATTTCCTGTTGTAGTAGAACCAGTAGAAGTAGATTGTACTGCTGCTAATGGAGCGTTTGCTCCAAGAGTAGCTTGAGCCATAGTGGCATCTGCTTGAACTTGAAATACAACATCAGGGTCGTCAACAACATAACCAACAGCATCAGATGCTGATGTGTCTGCTGGCCAATATTGGCTAAAAGTCTTCTGACTAGAATTAGGGTCTGTATATGAACATCCAACGAATACACCGATTGTTCCCGCAGGGAAAACTGAAGAGTTAGAACCAACAGTGGTTACTATCTCGATTGTTCCTGCTGCAACAATAGATACGATGCTTCCATTAAAGATATTTGTGTCATACGCAGACGCTATTTTAATTTGACGAGTAGAACCAGCATAAGGCTGTCCACCAATCAAATTTACGGGTTTAAACCCATAAGGTGCGGCTGAAGTTGCCATAATATTATCTCCTTAAAGAATTATTTATTACCTTTCCCAAAAGAAGTGGTTGATTTTTTTTCAGAAAACAACGGCATTCTGGGGTCATTCTCTTTCATCAAGTTGTTGTCTACTGCTTGTTCTTGAGAGCGAGCTTTTTCCGCAAAATATTCATTTCTCTGATCTACCATTTCCTGTGGCATTTTACATAATAGCAGTCCACCAATTTCAATACCGTCCTTGAATCTTGAATTAGGGTCTGCTGGTATATTTACTTCTGGGTGTTCTGAATGTTTCACAGGTTCCCAGCCTTCACGCATACGAGAGGACACATTTAAATTATCAGCTTCGTTAGCTAGTGAAACTCTAATCCAACGATACGCCCAGCCAGCTTCATGCTTGATTTCTGGTAATGTTGAACGAGGTTCCCATTGCTTTTTTCGAACTTCAGTTTCTTTACGAGTTACTGCTTCTCTACTTTTACGACTATTTGATTTATCCATTTGTATTCTCCGTTTTAATTAATTCGCGTGCATATTGCTCTGGTGTTAGCTTGAATTTCTTTGCTAAAGCTAACTGTGTTTTAGTCAACCTAATCTTTTTAGGACTAGTCGACCTTGTTGCTGGAGCAACTACAGTTGAAGGTTTGCGTTGGGCAGGTTTAGCCTCTTCCAACGAATCAGTGTCCCCAAAATTCTCTGGGAAGCGTTTTTGCATCGTTTCATCTATACGACGATAGTATTGGTCAGACGATGGGTCAACCCCACTTCTAACTAATTTTTCATGCAACCCTAGGGCTAATGAAGTCATTTCTTCATCTTTCCCAAACCAAGTGTTTTTATCTTGCCAAGCAAGAGCTTTTGCATCTGGTCTAGCAACTCTAGGTTGTGTTGTATCTTGCTTTGAAGATACCTCATTTTCTGGGGTTTGTAAAGCTTCTTCAGTATATTGTGGCTTTCTATCTTGAGCTTGGCCTAATTTATATTGAGCCTCATTCATTTTAGTTTGAGCTTCCACTAACTTTTCACCATCACCAGCATCATAAGCTTCTTTATACTCTCTTTTAGCAAAAGCTAAATCGCTTGTATGTTTCTCTTCAAGAGTCTTTAAATAATCAGCTTCACCTGTTGAAAGTGTTTTCTTTAACTTTTGATTTTCTTGTACAGAAAACGCAGCAACTCTTTCAGCTTCCTGCCTTTGTCTTTCAGCAGCTTCTTTCTCACGTCTTTCATCGTGCCAAGCTTTCTTAAGTTGAGCCATTCTGTTTTTTACTCTATCTGAATACTCATCTAAATCATCAGCTTCAAGCTCTTCTTTAATATCTTCAGGTAGAGGGTCTCTATTTCTATCAGCTTTGGGGGTATCGTCCTCTACCTCAACATCAAAATCTAACTCTAGCTGTTCAGGTTCATCTTTTTTAGTAGCTCCTTTTTTGGGCTTTTCGGTAATTTCAACTTCGCCTGTAGCTTCTTCTGTAGCAACTTTCTCAGCTTTGCTTTCTTTTACCTCTACTTCTTCACCCTCCATTTTTAGCTCATCTGGAATTTCATTAATAATTTCAGTTTTTGCCATGTCTTTCTCCTATGCACGTTCGTAGCCACGTGGGTCATCCACTACGGCTTCTACAGTGTCGTCGTTAATAATGCGAAACTCATTACCAAAAATTTTGATTCGAGTTCCAGAATATGCCCTAGTAATAACGAAGTCTCCTTCTTTACACCAAGGTCCTGTTGGAAAACGCTCTTCATCCTTATAAGCGGTGTCTCCCAATTTCATTACAAATAAAACTACAGTTGAATGTTCTTCAATATTTCTAGTTTTATCGGATTTGATTATCCCACTCTTATAAGCCTCATCTACTTGAGGGACCGCACATAAAATACGGTAGCCTTTAACATCAGGTAATTGAGCGGGGTTTTGTTCTGCTGGTTCGTCTTCGGTAACACTACTAATTGGTGTACCACTAGGCGTAATAATATCTGTTTTTAGTGTTTCAATTTCACTCATCGTCGTCCTCCATGTGTCTTAACATAGCAGCTATAAGTCCTTGAGCAATTTGAAATCCTCTAATAACACCACACGCATGCATATATTGTGCGTACTCTTCGGCTCTACCTTGAGCCATATCATCTTTCATGCGTTCTTCTTCCTCGCCAAGTTTCTTAGCGAGAGCCATTAACGTTTCGTCCATCTATCTCTCCTGTTTTTTAGTTTGCGTTGTATTACGTTTTTCCTTCTGTTGTTTTACAGCTTCAGCACCTAACTTAGTGCCTTCTATAAATTCTTTTGCATCCAAATCTTTTTGTTGGTTGACTGCGTCAGCACCAATCTTGGCACCAGCGATTCTTTCTTGTGACTCCATTTTTGCTTTTTCTAACTGAAGTCTTGCTGCATCAATAGTAGAGTCATCTGTCATTTTCTTAGCTTTTGCTTGAGCTTCCATTTGTTTAATCTCAAGTTCTTTTTTCTGCATTTGTAGAAGTGGGTCTTCTTGTTGTTGTGCAATCTCTTTTTGTTTAGCTTCAGCTATATTCTTTTGTAATAGCTGTTCACCTGATTTAGCTACTAATCTAGACAATTCAACTTCCACATCTTCTGGTAATGCTTCCTCTGGTGGAGGTAGTGGTGCTCCAAGTTCTTCTTCGAGTCTTTGTCTATATGCAAATGCAATATGTTCTGCGACATGAGATTCCATAGCAGAATAAATTTTTGTAGCATTTGGACTTTGTCCTATCATTTCACTCACTATAGGGTCTTTTATAAATGCCATATGAGTTTTGATATGAGCTTCAGAGTCTTGATAAATAAATGCTTTCACAGGTTTACTGTTAATAATATCCATGTTTTCTGAAACAGGGTTTTTCGGTTTCATATTATCTTTTTCTGGTATTAATTTCTCTTTATTTTTAACCCCTAAGACATCTAACATCTGACGATTAAGTTCTACCATATCGTAGATGTCTGGGTTCTGTTGTGCTAACTGCATAACTGCTTGATACTGTACAACCTTTTGAGACATTGTGGCAGCGTTAGGGTCAGATACTG